CCTCGCTTTAGCTTTAGCCTCAGCCTCCGCTTTCAATTTAATGGTATTCTGTTTGCGTTGATCGGATGTTCTTTTCAAAATGAACTCAACCATAATGTATTATATATAGTTACCATATAAAAATCAATATAATTCGTATAATCTCGCAGTAGTTAGTTGATAGGGAGATGTGGCAAAAATTAATGTGCCTAAACTCATGACATAAGGGTGGTATATGTACCAGCAATATAATACACATTCAGATATCCGAATGAACGAATAGTTTCGGCAGCACTACGAGCACGTTGTCCTGTATTACAGTAAACTAAAATCCCTTGGGATTTATTTTTAGGTAGCTTATCAGGTTCAATATCAAAAACCGGGATATGAATAGCTGTTGGATAATGGCCGTTATTCCATTCTAATTTGGTCCTCACATCAATTATGTGTTTAATTTGTTTATTCTTAATTTTAGCAATGGCTTCATTTGACGATATAAGTTGAGCACCGGTCATAGTGTAATATTGACTTGCTGCAAAAATGGAGTAAACAAAGGCGCAAACACCACTTGCGAGATAAAAGGTAGAGGTAGAGTTAGAGTTAGTAAATAGTTTCATGTAAAAGGTCCTTTTATATATGGAAAGTATAAAAAAGTTATATATTATATATGGATTCTGTAAAACATATAACAAAAAGCGATAAAGGAAAGTGTGATGGAAAGTGTGATGGAAAGTGTGATGGAAAGTGTGGAGGGAACCAATCGGTAGATAAATGGAGATACACATTATATACAGTGTTAGTAGCAATATTAGTGTTCAATCCGTATACATACACGGTAATTAATAATCTACTAAACAATGTAATTAGTGTAACAACAAGTAAAAAAGGCTGTCCAACAATAATCGGGTTTGGGTTTCATTTATTAGTGTTTACCTTATTGATAAGATATTTAATGGATTTAGATATTTGAGCATATAATAATAAAAATATGGTCTATAATCTAAATGAATAATTTGCCTGAAGAGCTGGTTAGTATGATATATGAATACGACGGGCGATATAAGATGAAATATAAGTTGTGTATGTACGAGCTATACACATATATTTACAATAATAGTTTAGTAAACAAATTAAAAAACATGAACGAATCATTGTATGACTATATGCGAAAGAGAAAGGTATACCGAGTATAATAAATGAAAATGTACGTGGTTGTACAATTCGAGAATGTGGTATGAAACCGGATGTAATAAACAGACAGTATGAAAAAGCAATTATGAATGTAGTTTTGTGCACCTTTGAACATTTAAAACGCCGACCTAAATATATTATTTTACTTAGATCAAGTAAAATGATAAAAGCATAAATATCGAGTAATCCTGTCGAAGAAAGAAGTTTTGGTATGAGTTTGTGGGGGACGATGCATAATCTCGTATGAAGAGAGTAGACGGTCTTGACTATATGACCAATCTCTGGTATTATACATGGTAACAGAAGATGGTGAATATATAAAGTATATATAACATTTCAATTTTGCATATAAAAAGATTAGGATAGAAAATTGAAATGATTTGTGTAAAATGATTATATATGAAGCAATAAGAATCAAACATGGAAAAATTATTATTAAAATTACCGGAACTATATGAAGTGAAGATAGAGAAGAGGCCATCTCAATATTGTAAGACACCATATATGGCAGATGCAATATATGGTAGTACAAAGGATATTGAGGGAGAAGATGGAGGAGGGGAAGGAGATAAATGGTTAATCCATACACCGTCATTAGGGTGTTGTGGATTAGTAGAGAAGGGTTCAAGTGTTCTTGTACAGGAAAATACGAATAAAAAAACAAAAAGCAGTCATAGTGTTCAATTATCTTTACATAAAGAGGACCATCCTAAAATGGGAAAACAAGAAGTAGTGATAGGTGTGCATCCACAATTAGCAGAAACCATTGTAAAGTTGTCATTAGAGAAGGGACTAATTAATCAGTTGAGAGGAATTATAAATATAGAAACACAAAAGACATATAATGAGTCGCGTTTAGACTTTTATGGTAGAACAAGTGAGAATCAAGAGTTTTATTTGGAAGTAAAAACGGTCCCCCTTGCGAATTATGTGGATGCTCCAAACGAACAAAGAAAGAAAGGTAGGAAAGGAAAAAATAAAAGACTATTATGTGATGTCGAATGTGATGATAGTGATGGGATGATGATGGAAAAAGATTTTCATGATAAAATAGCGTATTTCCCAGATGGATACCGTAAGAATCCAACGGATGTAGTAAGCCCACGTGCATTGAAACATGTAAAGGAGTTACAACAAATCGTAGAAAAGACACAAGCACGAGGAATTCTATGCTTTGTGGTACAGCGAGAAGATGCGAGTATATTTCAACCATCAAACAAAGATCCAATATATAGAGATGCAGTATATGAGGCATATGAAGCGGGTGTAGAGGTGATAGCATTACAAGTAAGATATACAAAAGAAGGAGAGTGTTATTTTCACCGAGAAATGCCAGTAAGATTATGTCATACATTATATCCAGAAAAGGAGCATTTAATATTGTAAATAATAAGGTGTAAGAATAAATAGTGAATACAACGTACAACGTACAACGTACAACGTATTATAAGATATTATGGTATGTTATAATACTGTGATAGAATAGGACGAAGTATAGAGTAAAATAAAAATTATTTTGTTGGATACCGTTTAGATAAGTCTTTCTTTGGAATTAATGCAGAATCCATATATGAGTTATCATTGTCATATGGATTGAATTGTTTCGAATGAATCTGAGATTTATTGTAAATGTTCAAAATGTGTGAAACGACTGAACTGCGCTGTACATCAGTAGCATTCATATGAATGAAAGAAATGAGTTCTTTTTCTTGTTCATTATGATGAGATGAATGTATAAATGAGTTATGTTTTTGAATAAAGTCTGATAGTCCATTTTCACTCACACGGTCAGTTTGTTTAAGGTCTCCTGTAATAACCATTTTACAATTATCCCCGACACGAGTTGTTAGCATGAACATTTGATTAGGAGTACTGTTTTGCATTTCATCAGCAATAATAAAGGCGTGTTTAAATGTACGTCCTCGCATAAAAGCGAGTGGGCATATTTCAATGACACCATTATAAAACATATCATCCAAGTCTTTTTGATGGTAAAATTCTAACAATGTATCTAAAATAGGGCGTGTCCAAGGGTCCATTTTTTTAGCAAGGTTGCCAGGTAGAAATCCGATTTCTTCATCTTCAACAGAGACAATAGGTCGTGTCAAGATAAGTTTTTTAACAGTTCCATTTTTCAACATCTGAATACCTTGTAGACATGCAAATAACGTTTTCCCACATCCTGCGGGTCCTACTCCAACAACAATAGATGTTGATTGAGATGCAAGAGATTTGACATATGTTGCTTGCGTATGTGTCCTTGGTTTATAGGTTGGAGAGATCGCTTTCTGGTTAATAATTTTTGCCCCAAGACTGGATGTAGAGATGTGTCCGTTATTACTCCATGTATTGTGTAAGGTAGATTTCTTTGAACGCATTATTAGTGATTGTGAAAGGGTCATTCTGTTATTAGGGTAGATAATGCTGTCATATTTGGTTCTAATGGAATTAGTATTAGATAATGTAGTAAAAGAAACACATTCTTGCATTAAAAATGAAATAAATAAAAAAGAAAGGAAATACATTTACGAATACCTTAATATATATTTATAATAATAATAATGGAGGTTCTTTTATATCAAAATAACAATATCAATATTATAAAACCATCTGTTATATGAAATGTAGCAAGTGTAATAAAAAGAATAGAGAGGAGAGAGTAGGGTAGGGTAGTATACAATCAAAATACATAGATGTAATCAACAATAATAATTGAGATAATTAGCTATTTAATTAGCTATTTAATTAGCCATTTATATTATCAGCGTCATTATAATCTTCCTCACAAGAGCTAACTGATGGACTGGAAGGTATGTGGTAGGGTGAAAAGTCTTCCAAGTCACGCATACTAATAGGAGTTGTATTACTGTCACAATCCGAATCATAATAATCCCAATTACATTGTTGGTCGTATTGTTGATTAGTTGGGTAAATGTGTTTTTTGATAGATGGAGGAAGTGGCATAATAGGGGCATATTGATGGTATGTATATTTTTTGTTATCTTTGTTATCTTTGTTATCTTTGTTATCTTTGTAGTGTTTGGTATCTAATGAAATCCATTCATTTAATACTCTATGACCATTGCTATTAAACGACCCAGTATATGAGACATTTGGTGTTTGTGGTGCTTGTCGTTCTACCGCAGAAATCCATTGACTTGGTTTTTTATCTTCAACATTATCTTTGACAGGTGTAATAGGTTTATGTATATAGTCGTGTTCGTCATCTAATTGATTGTATGGAGGGTTATATAAATGTATTTTCTGTTGATTATTTTTAAGGTATTTTTTTTCGCAGTATTTAATGGAATGTCCGACCTTTTTACAATAGCCACAAACCGTGGATAAAATCAATGGACAAACAACGGGGCTATTGGGGTCTGTGCTTTCTCTTGTCCAATGACTTGTATATTCATCATTTGTCTTACCAGCTTTGTAACATACTCCACAAAAAGGCTTACGTTTCCCTTGATAGCTACGTTTTCCATCGGGTTGTTTACGGTTGTTATATGTACGTTTTAACATCATACTAATAGTTGCGTTTCTACTTGTCGTTAATTATAATAATAAGTGGTGTAATAATGTAGTTACATAAAATGATTTCAATTTTTACATGAAAAAAATATAATTTATCATTATATTTTTTTATTTCGCTCGGTATAGGAATTGAACCTATGGCCTTAAGATTAACAGTCTTACGCTCTAACCAACTGAGCTAACCAAGCAGATAGTTTTTGTTCGATAGTTATCCAAACTATCAAAAGCATTAGATGAACTAATATGTACAAAAACGTATGTTCTTATAAGCCCCTCTGAAATTACCTACGCTTATAAGTGTGAAACCCCATTTGTTTTTTGTTTTTTGTTTTTTGTTTTTTGTTTTTTTGTTTTTTTTGTTTTTTTGTTTTTTTGTTGGTTTCTCCGCCGCTATGTTGGGGTCTATATTGGGCGCCTCCATCTCCCGATATAATTAGTTATAGAACCTTTATATAGTTTTTGTAAAGGTTTATTGTT